ACATACCCAACCATTGATAATTACCTAAATCATTTTTGGTACAATATGTGGCACGATGATAAATCTCTATTTTCAGTTTTTCCAGAGGGAGACATATATTCATACTACAGAGGAAATGTCTGGCCAGATGATCTGGATGAGAAAAAAATAAGAACATCTAATAAAATCTGTTTGTTCAACAACAGTGCAGATACAAATGATGTTGAGGAGCTAAAGTCGTTATGGTAATTTTTGGAGAGGATGGTTATAACTTGCATTTACAATTTACACCAGATTTAGCAAATGATTGGAAGAACGCAATGTTTGCTGGTATGTTGTCTTCTGATGAACTTACTACAGGAAGTCATCAATATTTACTGCAAAGAGTTTTAGATTCTATGAACGCATCACAGTTGGAAAGTAAGATATGGTTGGTGCAAACACTTATGGAGTTGAAAATAAAACCTAAGAGAGTTGCTTTACTTGCTGGGTGGTTTGGACAATACATTGTCCCTTTGATGTTTGATACGTTCAAAACGTGTGAGTGGATCGAAAACTTTGAGATAGACTATGATGTCGCACCTATAAGTTATAAGTTTAACAAGAGATACAAAGATCAGAACATGTATAAAATAAACATGAGAAACATCATGATAAAACCAATGAGGATGAAACCTAATCCTAATCTACCTGTAGAGAAAGAAGACATTTTTGATGTGGTAATTAATTGTGCTTGTGAGCATATGTTTCCCATGTGGAAATTTAGAGACATGAACGAAAGGTATCATGGTAGACCTTTATATGTTTTGCAATCATCAAATGCTACTCAGCATGACGATCATATCAATTGTGTTGAGTCGGAGGATGAACTGATAGAACAAGCAAGAATGGTAAACGTGTTGTACTCTGGTTCAAAGATACTTCCAAATAAAAGCACAAGATTTATGGTGATAGGTCAATGACCCCTGTAGAGTGGGCAAGAAAAAATGACGTATGGTATCTAAAGATTGATTTAGAAATACCAGAGATTATTATAAGAGAGGCACAAGCGGTATATGATGAGGGGTTCTTTGTTCCACACCGTTTACAAGATGGAGATGAATGGTGGTCTGCTGCAATACATGGGTTTGTTCATGAGGACGAGATTGATACATCTTTAGGTTGGCGAAACACGATGAATCCAGATGGTCATGGATACACTGAAAATACTGTGAAGTGGGGATGGACTGAAGTTGCTGAAGTTGCACCAGAAATGAAAAGGTGGTTAGAGGAGTTTCCTCACAAACATTATAGACGGTGTAGATTTATGTTGATAAAACCAGGCGGTAGTATAACCGCGCATCATGACGCTGGTGAAAACAGAATAAATTCTGGTAGACAAAGAAGTTTAGCTGCTGCAATTAATTTGGCCATCTATCAACCAAACAATTGTTATTTGAGGAGGGTTGACACAAAAGAGGAACTACCATTTGAAAATTGCACTGGTTTCTGGTTTGATAATGGGGTCACCCATGAGGCACTAAACAGTTCAGATGAAAATCGTTTTCATTTCATTGTTCATGGCGGATCAAACAAAGAGAGAGTTGAGTTGATGAAAAGGTCAATGGTGAAACAGTTTGGTATTGGTGTGCTGAAAGAACTTGACTGATGGATAGTTTTGATGAATTCAAACATTTGTGGACTAACAATCAAACTAGAAACAGAATTAAATACTCACACTTAATTTTTATAGTAGTATATCCTGATAAACTTGAGTGGGATTTTGGTGTAGAGAAACAAACACAAACCACTTGTTTACAAATCTCTGGTGGAATGACGGGTGCCGGGACAGGTCATGATGTTAAACTCATGTATCAAAGTGAGTTGCATGATTTTTTAAAAACATGCACACAAACTCATGCGATGATTACAACTGTTGGTATGGTGTTTGAGTTGACTGCAACCAAAACACCCATAATGGAGTTTCATGATTTTTCCAAAAGTGATAAGTTTTGCAAAGCACACATCATGGCAAAACCTAATGAGCCTGCGTGGTTGCATCATCAACACATTGAATTAAATATAAACATGTGGAAAGAGTTGGGTTGTCCTAATTTATTTACGAAAAAAATATGGGAGGATTACACAAGGTCAAAACAAAACTACCATGATGACTACACACCATTTTGGTTAGACCCCAAAGGATTGCCTCGTATTCATAATTTTACTGCTAATGAAAGAAGAAACAAAGCGTTTAGTTATGGACATATGAAAGAACGCAGAGAACTTCATAATCAAACATGGTCAAAAATTAAACTAGGAAAACTTGATGAGGTAGATCGTGAGGATAATTATTTTAGTAGGTTTATGACTCGTATGAGAGAGACGTACTACATCACAAACAATGAGGGTTCAAGTGCGTTTCCTGATTGTAAATTTGATTTAATCATAACACCGACTGCTGGTTATACAGGAGAGATACTGTCAGACGGTTTAGACTTTGATGGAGAAGTTATATTTTATGATTATACAAAACAAAACATAGATATCAAACGAACCATAGTTGAGATGAACATGTCCTCAACAGATTTGAAATATTATGTGAAACAATCCAAAGCTAGTTTTGATACAGGACTGTCATGGGATAAAATAGATTCTCTGGTAGAAACACAATCAAGAATGTTGGAAAAATATGACATAGATTATTGGGTGATGAATCTCGTAAAACCTGATTATGACAAACTTCTAGAAAAAGTTGAGGGTAAAAAAGTGTACTTCAACGCGAGTAATATATTCAGTTATCACATGTCTCATGCAGTATACACTTTGGATGAATTGATATCATCTTATGATAAGTTGCACCATATTTTGTCCCGTGCTAAATCGTATTATTTTAGAGGCACCAATCCTAATAAAAGATGGGAGTATATCAATAAATAATGTTATGTTGAAGTTAGGTAATAAGTATGAAGAACTAAACGAAAGGTATGACTGCACTGGTCATTATGAGGAGAAACTTGACGAAAATTTTCTTGAGTTTACTTTGGACGAGTTAGGTATGCCTTCAGCAGAACAGTTGTATGAACAAACACTAAAAATAGTTGATGAGATTGGTGGTATAAAAGGATGGCAAAGAGATAACAAAGAGTCTGAAAAATACAAGGGGTTTAGTATTTGTATAAATCCAAACGGGGATGATCATCTACAAAGTCCATACGCAAGTCTTGGTCATCCAAAACTAAACTGGGCGTATGGTAGATTATCTAATCCGAATCCACCTTGGCAATATGATAGAGATACATACTATGACACCTATGGATTTTCTACAGTTCATCCAGTGGTAGAAAAACATTATAGTAAATTTCTAAATTGTGTGGATTTATTACCAACTAGATCAAGGGTTATGTGGGCATATCCCGGCCATGAACAAAAATGGCATGTAGATGAAATTTCTCATACTGCGTTTAGGTTTAACATACCACTCATCACAGAACCCTCGTATGTATTAGAAATTGATGGGACAGATGATTGGGGTAATACACTACAACTGACAAAACATTTAGAGGTTGGTAAAGCATATTTTTGGAACACAAAAATACAACATAGGGTAAGAGAGACTGGTGGTGCAAAAGAACCAAGGGTTCACATTGTTGTCGGTTTCATACCTTGGTTTGAGAAAGATGGAGATGAATGGAAACCTAATAAATATTTTGGTATACAACCCATAGATATGATAAGATCAAAAATGATCTTTCCTTACGCGCCATGAAAATATTTGCAGTTAGAATAGGTGATAAGTACGGTCCAGAATATGAAACGTATTTAGAAAAAAAACTATCAGACTATGAGATGGTTTGGATACGAGAACCTTATGATTCTAGAGTTGCGTTGCAGTGGAACAAGATGTGGGCGATGCAGTTAGATGTTGATGAACCGATTTGTATAATGGACATCGACGTTCTTTTAGTCAATGACTACAAAAAAGTTTTTGAGTATCCTGTGGAGCGTGGTCAGTTTGTTGCTATGCCAGGCTGGTGGAGAGACACAAAGAAAGAGGGGTACTCTATAAATGGTGGGTTCTTCAAATATTACCCAAAGGATTGTAAATATATCTACGACAAGTTTATGTCAGACATTGGGGGTTGGCAACAATACTATATTAATAATGGAGTGACAAACGGACCAGTCAATGGTGAACAATATTTTGTTGAGGATTCTGTAAAAGAAAACCTTGACCTGATTACCTTACCTAAAGAATGGTTTACTCGTTGGGTAACTGGCACCGATATAAATTATGGAAAGAGTATGTTCAAGTGGAACGTGCAACTAACACGAAAATATAGAGAACTCACAGGAAACGAATATGTATGTTTGGGTGAGGAGTTTCACCCAGATATAAAGTTTGTTCACTTCACACACAGAATGAACAAACCTCACGAATGGGAGCATTATAAAGAGAATGTCTAATGATGTAGTAGAGATCACTTTCGCAGAGATAAAAAAGATATGGGAAACAGAGTTGTGGCCTAATAAAAAAAATGGTGTAAAAGAAACTAACAACTGGGCTTGGTTATACCCCTCAAGGGTATTATGGCAAGATAAAAGGATTGAGAAAAACGAGTTTGGTGTGCCTTATTTCTTCGGTATAAAAAACGTATACGGTAAGTTGGTGTGCGTTAACAGTTGTTTTAAAACTACATCTAGTCATGTGTTTTCCTACAAAGATGAACAATATTGGAGGTCTAGAGGACTTTGGACATCTCCTGACCATAGGAGAATGGGTCTTGCCACTAAAATTTTAAACCATACGTCCACATTCGTAGCTAAGAAACGTGCATCTTGGTTGTGGACAGTGCCCAGAAAAAATGCATTGTCTGCGTATGAAAGAGCAGGGTTTAAGAAACAAGAGGATTCTGAATTTGAAGATGGACAGTTTGGTCCTAACTGTATCGCATCTAAATGCTTATAAATAGAGTATAAAGGAGTGATAACATGGCTGTTCCCTCAACAAAGGCAACTCTAAAGTCATATTGTCTTAGAGCATTGGGTAGTGGGGTTATTGACATAAATGTGTCAGATGACCAAATTGACGATAGACTTGATGAGGCTCTTCAATATTTTGCAGAATATCACTATGATGGTGTGGAGAGAATGTATCTCAAACACAAGATTACGTCCGATGATATCAGTAGAGCAACGACTGATGCATCAGAAGTTGCCACAGATACCGCTGATAATTCTGTTACCGCTACATGGTTAGAGGGTAAAGGTTTTATCCCCGTACCAGAGGCAGTGATATCAGTAGTAAGTGTGTTTCCATTTACAGATAGCACAACAGCAAACATGTTTGACCTTAGATATCAACTGCGTCTAAATGATCTCTATGATTTCTCCTCAACGTCAATCATGGAATACGAGATGACGTTAAAACATCTGGACTTTTTAGAACATGTTTTGGTTGGAGAAGTTCCTATCCGATTTAGTCAACACCAACAGAGACTATACTTAGATATGGATTGGAACAACGATATAAAAGTGGATGAATTTATAATCATTGAGTGTTATAGAAAACTTGACCCAACAACGTACACAGATGTTTTCAATGATATGTATTTGAAGAGATACGCAACCGCGCTGATAAAAAGGCAGTGGGGTGCGAACCTTTCAAAGTTTAATGGTGTGTCCATGTTGGGTGGTGTCACTATGAACGGTGCAGATATTTACTCACAGGCACAAGAGGAACTACAAAAATTAGAAGAGCAAATTCAACTCGCATTTGAGTTACCAGTAAACTACATGATAGGATAACTTTATGGCCGTTAACTCAATATTTCACACCAACAATAGAACTGCGATTGCAACAGAACAAACCTTGTATCGTGATTTAGTTGCAGAAGCTATTCAAATATATGGTCATGATGTTCACTATGTTGATAGAACCCTAACTGCTGAAGATACTGTTTTTGGTGAGGATGCTCTATCTAAGTTTAGGAACTCTGCAAAAATAGAGATGTATGTAGAAAACGCAGAGGGTGGATATCAAGGTGAAAAGGAACTTATGAATAAGTTTGGGTTGCAAGACCTAAGTGAGTTAACCTTTGTTGTTGCAAAACATAGATTCCAAGAACTGACAAAACAATTTACAATTGAAGATGGGACAGATACAACTGGTGGTTCAATATTATTAGAAGATGATACGATAGATCAAACAGGTAATGCGATTGTTTTTGAGGGCACAGATTTTTATCTTCTTAATGAGACAGATGCAACAGACACAGACAGACCTTTAGAGGGAGACTTAATTTTTCATCCTGTTCTCAAAAAATTATTTGAGGTGAACTTTGTAGATCATGATGAACCGTTTCATCAACTTGACAATAATCCAGTGTTCAAACTGCAATGTCGCACATTTGATTATAGTTCTGAAGCACTTGATACTGGTGTCACTGATATTGACGCGATTGAGGACGCGCTATCGGTTGACACGATGTTCTTCCAGTTTACTTTGGAACAATCAAGTGCGGTCAATGAACCGATTAGAATACATGACACTGCTACGACTAGAGGTTTACTGAAGGATGAAACAGACAGTGATAATATCATAGGTGAGGATGACTCAACTTCTGTTGGTGAGAGTTTACTCATGGAGACTGGAGAGTTCTTGATACAAGAGGACTATATAATAGGAACAGGTGGTGCGAACACTAATAGTCTTGACAACACAGCTCAAAATGAGTTGTTTGATACTCTTGACGATGATGTATTAGATTTTAGTGAAAGTAATCCATTTGGTGATGCGGGGAGTAAGGGTTAATGTTAGGACAACAATTTTACCATGAGACAACTCGAAAAGTTGTAGTTGCATTTGGTACACTATTTAATAATATTCAATTGGTCCGTAAGGATAATGATGGAACTATTACACAATCTATGAAAGTTCCTTTAGCATACGGACCAAGACAAAAGTTTTTAGTTCGTTTGCGAGAAGACCCTGACTTGACAAAACAAGTTGCAATCACATTACCTCGTATTGGTTTTGAAATAAATGGTTTGACTTATGATCCCACCAGAAAACTAAACAGAGTTCAGAAGTTTAAGAAAACTAAAACAGGAGACAGTGATAAACTTGATACACAATTCATGCCAGTTCCGTATAACCTTGGGTTTGAACTCTACGTTTTGTCTAAAAATTCAGATGACGCTTTGCAAATTGTAGAACAAATTTTACCGTTCTTTCAACCAGATTACACTTTGACCATCAATGATATGCCAGACATGAGTGTGAAAAGAGATGTTCCAGTTGTTTTGAACAGTATAGGTTATGAGGATGATTATGAGGGAGACTTTGCAACAAGAAGAGCGATCATTTATACGTTAGACTTTACTGCAAAGTTTTATTTATATGGTCCTGTCACATCCTCTGGTGTTATCAAAACTGTCACAGTTGACCAATTTACAGACTTACCAGATAAGTCTCCAAAAAGAGAACAGAGATTTCAGGCATCACCTGACCCAATCACTGCATCTGCTGATGATGACTTTGGTTTTAATGAAACGACTTCATTTTTCCAAGACGCTCCAGAGTAAGGTAAAAATATGAATGAAAAAATTGATGAAGCTCTAGGGATAAATCCTGACCCTGACCAAAGAGTTTGGGAATATGATGGAGATGGAACTAAAATATATAAACCAGATCAGGGGTTCAAATCAAAAACACAATTTCCAATAAAACAACAAGAAGATTTTGGTGATGTAAACGATGTGGAGAGAGATTATGAATACCAACGACAAAACTTCTACAATTTGGTTGAAAGAGGAACAGATGCGGTAGATGGTATTTTAGAACTTGCAAAAGAGTCAGATCACCCGCGAGCATATGAGGTCGCTGGAAACCTTATCAAACAAGTTGCAGAGGTCACTGAAAAACTTGGTGACCTTCAAGAGAAAATGAAGAAACTCAAAGAGGTGCCAAACAACGCACCTAAGAATGTAACAAACGCATTGTTCGTTGGTAGCACCGCCGAGTTACAAAAAATGTTAAAGAGTGATGATTGAAGAAGACTATGAAGCTTGGGACGCATATCCACAACACAGGTG